ATTAGTCAGACGGAAGCCAGTCACCTTGCCCCATGTATCAGCGGTAGGAGCCGCAATACTGGAGATACCATGTCCGAGCAAACTGTTCAGGTCCTTGGTTCTGAACTCGATGAACATGAACGCCATTTCCAACTCCAGGTCAAAGTTACAGATGTTGGTATAAGGAAGGTTGCTTGATGGGTCACTGTTCTTGGCACGTGCATACTGCTCAAACTGGAATCGGGTCAGCTGGGTTTTCGGATAGCCCTTAGCGTCCGCTGTACCATAGCCGCTGTCTGTATGTGCTGTACCATTACCAGCGAAGTGTGTACCATCCACCTTGTCGTTGCGGATAGAGCGCATCATGCCGTCAAGAAGCACGGCATAGTCAGGAGTATCACCGCCAGCAGGGAACTCGATAGCCTCATCACCATCATAGCTGAAAGGATGATCACTCACGATATATCGCTCGTATGTAGCATTACTACCACCGATAATGGCATATACCGACTTCTTATGCACCTGCATGATGTCTGAGCCGTCCGAACCGTCAAGTACGCTGGTACCACCGTCCTTGGTCTTGTTCCAGTTGGTCTGGTTCAGTTCAGCAGTGATGGCTGCATCCTTCACGTTCACGATGGCCATCTGGTTGTGGAAGCGCATTTCCTTCAGCAGGGTTGCGTCACCAATCATCTTGTGATAGCCATTGTTGCCACCCTGGTTGCTCTCACCTCGGGTGAACTCAATACCGTAGTAGTGCTCTACCTTGGTCATGTTAGGGTCGGTCACGCTGCCCTCACATGTTAAAATTACACATTGGTTTCCCATAATTTTCTTATGATTTCTTATTAAACAATATATTTAACTGTCTTTTCTATTGTACCGAATATTCTAGGAGTTTATCCATATACTCGATGCGTTTCTTTAACCAGTTCTCTACACGATACACACTGTCAAAGTGTCCCAGTTCCTTAGGATATAACTTGTAGAAACCAGTAAAAGGAGCCTGTCCCACACATGCAGCCTTGCACTTGAATCCGTAAAGATTGGAGCTTCCGTAGTAGCACACGTCATTCACGGCATACTGCTTCTCCGCATTGTATGTAATGTCCTCCCATTTCGTACCATCGTCCTCGACAGGGTCATTGCCCACGTTTCCGGTGATAAGGCTCTTATATGCCTTTCCGCTCCGGTTAGCTATGTTTCCCTTTCCGTAGGTGGATGTTGCTGCCCAGCCCACTGTGTAGCCTGTGCTGCGTGCCCAGTACTCATCATTGATAAGGCTAGGTCGGTTGCAAGGACTCTCGTCCCATTTCTTGTATTCAGCCTCCCAGTTGTCGAAGCCTATACGGTCACACCAGTCGTAGAGAATACCGGCTATGTGCTTCGCCTCAAAGATACCTGCCTTTCTAAGCTGCGCCCATCTTGCCTTCAACTCCGGCAAATAGTACTTGATGATCCAGCCAGAAGGAATGGTTGTAGTGTTACCCAGCCAGCCACTGCCCGGAGCACTCACATAGTTGCCAATATGGTAGGCACCGAAAATGCCGTCATGGTCGTAAGGGTTGGCTGTCCACTGCACGCCATCATACGTTGTCCACTGCCAGTTCTTGTTATATCCGTCACCATCACTCACCAGGTTGGTCTCAAGGATATAGTCCACCATGAACGAAACCTTGAAGTATTTTTCGATGAGTGCCTTGATTTCGTCAGAACTCTTGCCGTCCGTCTCAGCCTGTTTCAGCTCAGCCATTCGTCCGCTCAGTGCGATGATGTGCTTCTTTACGGCTGCACAACGCTTCATGTTCTTGTTTCCGGAATCATACTCCCCGGCATCCTCGCCCATGATCTCCCTCGGATAGTCACCGTTGTATTCCAGCGTTTCCTCGCCTCTGATACTCTGTCGCTCCTGCATGTACAGGCTCTTAGGATTTCTCACTTCAAACTGGTCCCACTTGATGTTGCCGCCAAAGATGCTGTCTGCTCCCAGCGTACCGTCAAGGTGAACGTGCTCTGCGGTCTTCTTGTTCATGTGCATGTTGTCACGATGCTTTTTCAACTGCCAGGAATACACACCATAGAACTCTCCGTTCTGATACACGATTACCGGGAATCCCTGAGGAAAACACTTGGCCCCGGTATCGAAGTTTCTGTCAAGCGACTCCTCGGAGCCGATACCTGCGTCCGAAGTTCCGTATTTTGTAGTAAACTCACTCTTATATGGTCGGTCGTCGCCCAGGTCTCTTGTCTTGGCCATTTCCTCATAGAGCATATAGCTTACAGCACCTACACCACGGAAGGTGTCTGTATAGTATGCTTTCAGATGGAAGCTGTCCTGCGATACCCAGTCACCGAACTTCACAACGAAGCTCTCTTTTCTCGCTGCATCTTTGAACAGGTCGATGGCAAGGTTCTTCTTTGCAAAGCTCATCGAACTGTTGCCTTGCGCACTCAGAAGGATAGGAATCTTGAAATAATTTCCCTGCATATCCCAGAACTCGGCAAGGCAAGGAATGTCACAGTTCACGCCACTCGTACCCATTCCGCTCTTGGCAGTCGGCATGGTAGAAGTAAGCAGGTTCAACATGGCACATCGTGGAATAGGAACCTGCATCTTTCCGGTCTCACTCCAGTCGCCCGTACCGCCACGGAAGTTGGCAAGTCTCTCCTCCAGCGAAGTGATGCGCTTCTCGAACTTCACGTTCTTGGCTACCTGCTCCAGCGGAATACCCTTAGGCATGTAGCTGGTACCATCCCATCTTACGCCAAACACAATCACGCCATTCACGTCCTGCAAGCGGAAAAGGAATTCCATATCCCCGTCCTCCGTATGCAGATACTTATTCTTCATGGCCTGCTCCAGCTGCTTGATGATGGAAGCCGGAAGCTCGAACTTCGAGCAGGCGAAGGTTCCGTCATGGCGGATACCGAACAGAAGATTGTCTGCGCTATCCTTTACGGCAAAGATAAACTGCTTGTTCTCTACCTTCTCTATCACTACCACGCCTTTCAGCGCATTCACGAACGATGCACCGTTCTTGTCAATGCCGAACAGAAGATTGCCCAGGGCATCAGCGATGGCGAACACATAGTTCGGGTTGTCTATCAGATGCAGACGTGCCTCCTGCTTGTCGATGCGCTTGTTAATCTCCTCGATGAGCTTCTTCACCATTTCCGGCACACCCTTAGGGTCGTAGGTGCTTCCGTCCTTTCTGATACCCCAAAGCAGATTGCCGAGCAAGTCACTGATGGCATAGAGGAACTGGTCATTGATTACCTTCTTGAAGTTGCTGCCAAACACACCGGTCACCTCCCTGGCAGTCTCAGCCTGCTTGTTGGCCTCAGCCGCTGCATTCCGTGCTTCCTCAGCCTGCACGCCAGCTTCGGCTCCGTTGGTCTCTGCAAGTGAAGCTGCGTTCTCGGCTCTCTGGGCAATCTCTTCCACGCCAGTGGCATCAGCAAGCAACTCCACCTTGTCGGCCGTCTCCTCGAAAGTCTCACCAGACGTGAAGTCTTCCAGTACATAGTAAGTCGAACGGCCATGCTTAAACATATCGTCCATCCGGTAGAAAGTATTAGGCTTGAACTCACCTCGCTTTCTGAATCCGATGGATCCTAATGATTTTCCCATTGTTATTTAAATTAAAAGTTTAACACTCCTATTAGTTCCTAACGAAAAGCATTCCATCCACATTCTCGAACAGCGGTCCTTCATATCCGGTAGGATATTCCACCATAAGCATCATTTCGTCATGGTCTATGTATATGCGTGGCATCACGGTCATGTGGCCGTTATACATAAGGATGTTGTCTTCCTTCGAGAAGAAATGCTCCTCACTGTTTCTGATGGGTTGTCCGTTAAGGCAAAGGTCAACGATACGTCCGCCCTTGCCCTTGATGGCATAGAGCACGTCATTCTCTATCTCGGTCTCCTCATACTCCTTCTCGGTCACCACCTCGATGAAGCCATGTGGCACCACAAGTCGGCCATTACCCCTTCGTATGCCAAGCAGAAGATTCTGTTTCTTGTCGGTCACAAGGAAGACAAACTGCTCGTTTCTCTTCACCTGCCAGCCTCTCAGCTCATCCAGGCGTTCTCTCACTTCCCGGCTCATGCCCTTGTCGCATTCCATCTCACCCTTACGGTTGATACCGAACAGAAGGTTGTTTGCGCTGTCCGTAATCAGGAACATATACTGCTCGTTCTCGGTTATCTTCCATCCGCTAAGCTCTTTCAGACGGTTGGCTATCTCCTCAAACTTCCTGCGAACCTCGTCACTCATGCCCTTCTTGTACCATACCTCCCCATCACGGTTTACGCTGAGCAGCATGTTTCCGTTGCAGTCCTCGATGGCATACACCCACATGTCGCTCTTCACGATGCGAAGCGGCTGCTTTCTCACGTTGCCGTCATCGTCCTTCACCGATGAAAGCTCGTTCACCTTCCCCTGCATCAGTCCTATTTCCTTGTCGTATATCTGCTGCGCAAGGGCGAGGATTCCGTCAAGGGTCTTGGCTTCAAGCATTCCGAAGATGTCTATCGTATTCTTTGTGTCCATAAGCGTTTATGATATTGTGTATGTATATTCACCTGCCACGATGGCGTTGCTTGAACGGTAGCACTTGTAGCCTCCCAGCTCGGTCTGTCCGGTCTGCACCTCCCTCATAGGAACGGTAAAGCCGCTGGATGTAACCTTGTTTATTGTCATGGTGTCAGGCACGCAAAGCCAAAGATAGATACCATCAGCATTGTTCTTTATCTTGTATGTGCCAGCAGGCGATGCAAGAGGAGCATACTTTGAAAGTTCGGTAATAGCAAGCCCTGCTGCATCAGAAGCACCAGCAAAGCCCATATATACAGGCAGCACCATGGTCAGTTTCTTACTGGCACTCTTCTTCATACCCTCAGCCTCCACGGCTATCTCAAACACCGTGTCACCCAGTTTGTTCACCTTGGCATTAATACTTCCATTAGCGGACAGTTCAGCACTAAGTGCCACCCCATCCTGCTTGAATGTAAGCACCGTAGGCGTAACCCCTACTCCCTTGCGCATAATCTTCCAGGCTACAGAAGTATCTTTCTCACTTCCGGTAAACTCAATCAAAATCGGATTGATGGAAAGCTCCAGCGACAAAGGCCATTCGCTCTGCTCCAGTGCAAGAAGCCTGCTCTCATGCTCCGTGTCAGCTCCTTTAAGCTCCTTCACGTTCTCGTTCATGGCAGTCTGCAAAGCCGTGTCAGCATTGCTTCGTGCCGTAGCCTCAGCAGAAATAGCAGTATCTCTAGCCTGTGCTTCCGCTTCAATGGCAGCAGTCCTGGCCTTAGTCTCAGCCACATCGGCATCCTCTCTAGCCTTAGCTTCGGCAGCTATAGCCTTCGTTCGTGCAGCAACTTCCGCCTCAATAGCTTCATTGATGGCAGTTGTCCTGGCAAGAACCTCATCGGCAATAGCCTTCTCACGGTCTGCAATCTCCTTCGTCAGGGCGTCGCTGAGTTCCTTGTCACCATTGGCACGTGCGGTAACCTCTGCATCAATAGCATTCTTCAAAGCTTCATCAGCAGCAACACGAGCGGAAACCTCATTCTCCAGAGACTCACTCAGCTCGGTCAGCTTGGCAAGTTCAAGAACCGGTTCACCACCTTTCTGCCCTGTAGCCACCCATTCTCCGCCCCATGCCCGGTATATGTCAGCAGGCAGGGTATCGCCAACCAAGGCAAACCAGCCATTCTCCGGATTAGGGTAAGCACTGTTCAGCTTATCAACTGTCTCATACAGACCCTTGCCGGCTCCACGGATGTTCCGTGCGTTAAGCCAGCCGCTGATATAAACATCACGGTTGAAGGTTGCATTGCCCCTTACGGTGGAACGGCCACCTACGGTAACGTCCCGTCCTACGGCTACGCTTCCACCTACGGAATGGTTCTCTATGTTGTTTGTCTCTTCTGTCATAACAATAAACTATTTGATAATTCCAGGAATAACTTTGTCGCGTCTGTATTGCCAAACGTCTGCTCGGTCATGGCGGCTATGTGATACACAATAGAGGAATAGCATTTCTCACAGATGTGTATGCCCCCGTCCTCTATCCTAGGCTGCGAAAGATAGACGGCCTGCTGTATCGTCGCATCCTTCGAGTCACAGCTGAAGAACTCCAGCACCCTGCCTTCTGCCCTGAGCGTGATGGCGCATACCGGCTTCTGCGGATTGCCACGTATGCCCTTGAATGGGGATGATTGCAAGGCATAGGCTTCGCTGCCCTCATCCACCGTATCATACACACTGCGCTCCCAGTCGCTCATGCGGAATACCAACATGCGCATGAAATCATCCGGAAGGATGATCCAGCCGCTCAGGTTGGCATTCCAATACACACCGCTATCACCAAAGTTCTCGCCACTATCAAGCAGGCGTGCAGGAGCTTCCATCTCCACCTTCCTGACAGAATCAGCTATCTTGCTCTTGATGATTTCGTCAAGGGTCAAGGTCTCCGTGTCGCCTTCCGCAAACAGAGCCTTGGAAGTGGCGTTCTCGTCAATGGCTATTCTAACATCACGAACGATGTCTTCTATCTGCTTGATCATGGTTGAATCCTTTATTAATTACTACTTCTCGAAGAGAACACCGTTAGCCTTGCCTACTTCCAGAATAGTAGCCCAGTTTGTCAGTTTTCTGGCAGAACAGTTGAAGTTGTCAACAAGGTAGTTCTTGGCATCCTCGTTGCAGGTCACCGGTACTACTGTGTATTCACCCTCATCAGAAGCCATATCTACACCGCTAATGGTCTCTCCTTCTACATCGTAAACAGAACCATCAACGGCATTCTCTTCTGCTTCCTCGTTCTCCGCAACCTCTTCTGTCTCGTTCTCCAGCTCAGCCTCAGCATCATCAGCAGCATCCACACTAGCCGCATTACTAGCCACCGTTCCAGGCGATTCTATCGCCTGTCCCTGAGCATTACCAGCCTGCGCATCAGCCTCAGCTTTCGCCTGTGCATCAGCTTTCGCCTGTGCCTCAGCGTCAGCCTTTTTCTTGGCAGCCTCCTCAGCCTTCTTCTTGGCAGCTTCCTCGGCCTTTTTCTTGGCAATCTCCTCGGCCTTGCGCTTCTGTGCTGCAATCTCCATTGGCGACAATCCAAGGTCTTTCACGTCAAGCAGCTTAATCTTGCCGCTGGCAAAATAATAAGAGCGCTCAATGACAGTCTGCACGATAGGATCAGTCGTCATAAACGTAGCAGGATGAATACCGTACTTGTTCTCAAATCCACCCTTGAACTCCACATGAACAGTAGCCTTGCCGACTGGCAGGTTAAGCTGCCACTCCATCACGCCAATGGCACCATATTTCTTTAATTTCATAACTGTGTATTTAAAAGTAAAATGAAGGGGCGTATCATCGGTGATACCAAAGATACACCCCAAAAATCAAAAATTATGAATCAACTACTCTTCCTGCGCAAACAGATCACCGTTGAACTCATCCCAGGATGTTGTAGCCTTGGTGTACTTCCACATCTGGCCACTCATAGCATTCTTTGAAATGCCTGGGCAGTCGCAAAGCAGGTAATATACCTGACCGTCGATAAGGTCGTCACCAGTTGGAGCAGCCTCGCTGTCCCACATAGTGAAGCCGGTAGCACCAAGTGTGGCAGGTGTACCCTCACCGTCAATCCAGATATGGCAGGTTCCCTTCAAGCCGAGGCCGTCCCATACGAGAACACCGCTGCGCTTTGCCTCCTCACCCTCAACATCATCGTCAAAGCTGTGTTCATTGCGGTAAACATAGTGAACAAGGCGGTCTTCACCAATCAGAGCACCACTGTTGCTCCACTTCAAGTAGTCAAGTGTTGGCTCACGCTTGATGTCAATATCACCAAATACAGTGTGAATGCGTGTTACCTCCCATCCAAGAGAATTGGTTGTTACGGTGATGGTCACCTCCGGATGCTTGGAGAAGTCAATACACTGAATGTTCTCAAGCAGATTCTTACCTGCAAGAAGCAAGGCTGTCTTAGGAACATCCTCACCAGTATAGAACATCTTGGCAAGTGCAATGAACTGCTCGTAAGTCCACTTGCCGGTCTTCTGCAGCAGACGCTTGAACTGCCAGCGGACACCCTCTGTATAATAGATGGTCTGAGGACCAATCTTTGTCTTTGTCGTTACCTTACCTTTTCGACCTGACCACAAGGTACGGTTACCCTTCACCTTGAAGTTGGTGATAGCCTGCTCAGCAATGAGCGCCTTTGAGAATGGAATCTGCTTCTTCTGTGCATCGAAGTAGTCAGATACAATCTGGTTCATGCCACGCTTCTGCAAATACAAGAGGATAGGCTTTGGCACGATTGTATCAGGATCAACCTCCTTCTGCGTCTCATAGAGAGCATTCGAGAGGATAATGCAGGTTGTACCAGCAGGAATCTCCGGCACGGTACAGTACTCATCCGTTCTGTTGGTCTTCGGACCATTAACGGCAATAATCACAGGATTATTGGTAACCGGATCTGTACCTGTAACAGCAATCATCAAGTCCTTGCCTGGAGTCCTGGTCTGGCCGTCCTCTGTATATCCATCTACGCCCTTCACAAGCAGGGTTCCATACTCAGCAGGGATACTCTGATCCTCAACTTCAAGCGGAAGAACTGCGGAACGGGCTGTTGTTGCTTCCAGCTTGGCCGATGTCACAACCTCACTTCGCGGCTCGTCAATCATGTAATGTTGTACCTCAGGAGAATCTACGTTCACCGTCTTGGCTCTCAGCATCAGCTGCATCAACGGGGTATCATCCTTATGGAACTCGAAGAGATCCTTGTCCACAGCAGTGGCAATGAAATTGCCTGCGTCAATACCACCGGTAGCTCTTGCGCTCTCGCTCACGGTAGTACTTCTGCCAGGCATCTGTGTCTGGGCACCAGCAGTACCAGTGGTAGGTGTCTGCGTGCCAGATACTGTTTGAACATTTTCACCTGCAATAGGTGTGTTTACTGTTTCTGCCATTTTCTTGAATATTAAAATGTGAATATTAAAATGTGAATATTAAATTACTTACTTTTTCGCTTGTCAATGTCAGCCACGGCAAAGCCTTCCATTGCCATCCGGCTAACGGTGGTCGGGGAACCATGTATCCAGCACCCCCTGCGTGGCTTCACGCAATCTTTTCTTTCAACCAGTTCCATAGGCTAGGTAGCTTCCTTGGCAATGTCGAAGATACTCTCAGGCTTCTTCTTGGCAGGCTTGCTGTTCTTGCCACCGAGCTGAGGAAGCCCGTCACCACGTCTGCCCTGGCGGAGCTGCTCCTGGATCTTGGCGTTTCTGCCACGAACTTCACCTTCACGTGAGGCATCGTCCACATCATCGTCGTGATTGATGGCTTTCAGTGCCATCATGATACTCTCTGCGCTGAACTTGCCGAGGATACCATCCTTCATGATGTTAATCAGAAACTCCATGGCTGCATCAATCTCATCATCGGTCAAGCCTTCCTCCTGCTGCAATTTCTCAACAGTCGAGCGGGTCTCCTCGATGTTCTTGTCATACTGCTCCTGGTATTTCTTTTCCTTGGCAACACGCTCGGCATAAGCCTTGCTTGCAGCCGCTACCTCCTCACGCTTGGCCGGGTCTTTCATGTCCTCCACGAAGTCCTCGCCATACATATCAACCAAAGCAATCGCAGGGTCCTTGCCGTTACGCCAGTCTGTAAGGAATTTCGCAGAGCGAGGGTCACTCGTAAAGAGGTTGCTCATGGCTTCCTCTCGCCCCTGATATTCGCCCAGGCGCTTGTCGTAATCGTCGTAATCATCATTAATCTGACCGAAAAGAGCCTCGTCATCGTCGAACTGCTTGTCTGGGTATTTCCCCTTCATGCGGTCCGAGAACAAATCACGCTTGCTTTTAACTTCTTTATTATCAGCCATAAATTTAATTATTATTTATAAGTGAAAAAACTTTGCGCAAATATAGGCACATTCTCGCACAAAGCAAGTTTATCTTTTTACACACATTATTGCTAACTTTGAAGTGCCTTTAATAAGGTGTGTCAATGCAATTTTAACCCCTTCAAACTACGAGCAGATGAAACATATTGGTGCAAACATGGAGTTCTCCGAGGAAAGACTGGAGAACCTGATGAGAGTGTATGACGACTATATCACGAGTTGCGAATACATAAAGATGCCTGAGGTGTACAAGTATATAGCCAACGCACCGGCAGACAGGTTCTATGTATCCGATGTTCGTGCATCTGTTGTCGTGTCCGATATGTTGCAGGGAAAGCCGCTGCCAAGTATGCGTCCACTGAAACGTGAGATGTTCGAGGAAATAAGCAGGCGTGTCGTGAAGCTCAGAGAGCAGCATCCCACGTGGACGCTGCGGAAGCTATGCACCGTCGTGGTAGAACAGCCTGCACCCAAGTTCTACATCACGCCAGGTAGCGCAAAGATTATGGTATGCAAGGCTCGGAGACAATGGATAAGAAAGAAAATGCAGAGACTGGCACACTTCCCCATGCTACAACTACGATGAACTGCGAATTTAATACAAGGAAGGAAGTATGGACGCAATTAAGGCAGAAGAAATAGTAAAGGGACTGCTCAAGGAAAACGACCGGAGAAATGCCATCATCTATGCCAAGTTCGACCCGGTCACCGGAGAAGGTTCTATCGGAAGACGTGTCAAGGTACACATCTCCGACCATCCCCTGCCCGACCAATGGTTGCCTGTAAGGATGATGCGAATACCGCTGGTCAAGCAGATAGTAGAAGCAGGGTCTATAGAAAGGTTCCTCCTCGACTATATGGAGGTGGAGGAAGTCACAGAGGAAGATTTTCAGAAAGTGCTGGAGCAATTTACCAGGATGCGAATGCGGTACGACTTCGCCTTCTGGGCAGCCTGCTTTGTGTATATCAAACGCAAAGGTGGAGGAACGGACTGCCTTTTCAGACTCACAAGACCGCAGCGAAGATTCGTCAAGAAACTCGAAAAATACAGAAGCCGTGGAAAACCTATCCGTATCATCCTGCTGAAGGCACGCCAGTGGGGAGGCTCAACTACATCGCAGCTGTACATGGCATGGTTGCAGCTTGTACACCGTGTCGGTCTCAACTCACTCATCATCGCACACCAGGGTACAGGTTCCGACGAGATCAAGGATATGTTCGACCGCATGATAGCCGAATACCCTATTGAGTTCCTGTACAAGCTGGGTGAGGAATACAACGAGAACGAACCTAAGCTCGTGGGTGTCGGAAAGTCCGGTGCCATCCACCGTGTACCTCAGCGCAACTGCAAGATAAAGATAGGTACAGCAGAGCGTCCGGATTCATGCCGTGGCGGTGACTACAACCTTGTCCACCTGTCCGAGGTAGGTATATGGAAGGCGACGGACGGAAAGAAGCCGGAAGACATCGTGCGCTCTGCAACGTCAGGTATCCTGCTGAAACCATACACAATGATTGTGTACGAGTCAACGGCAAACGGAACCGGAAACTTCTTCCATCGCGAGTACGAGGCTGCAAAGAAAAAGCAGTCACAGTTTGAAAATATGTTCGTGTCATGGTTCGACATCGAGCAATACTCACTTGCCTTCGATAGCGAGAAGAAGAAAAAGAAGTTTGCTGAATGGCTTTGGAAGAATCGAAATAACGACAATATCCCGTCCGACCGTGAGGAGCCAGGCAAATATCTGTGGTGGCTCTGGAACAAGGGCGCAACGCTCGAAGCCATCAACTGGTATGTGGAGGAACGAAAGAAGTACAACGACCATGGACAGATGGCAGCCGAGTTCCCATCCGACGATGTGGAGGCGTTTGTCCACTCCGGACAGCGTGTCTTCGACAAATACAAGGTCGAGGTTCTCGAGAAGTCAGTCCGCCCACCTCGCTATGTGGGTGATGTGTACGGCAAGGGTGATGAGGGCAAGGAAGCCCTGATGGATTTGAAGTTCACGCAGGATGCGCAAGGCCAGCTGTGGGTTTGGAGTCTCCCCGAAATATGGGAAGACGAAAAGGTCACAAATAGGTATCTTACGGTTGTCGATGTAGGCGGACGTTCCAACAAGGCAGACTGGTCCGTCATTGTCGTGTTCGATAGATACTGGATGATGGAAGGCGACAAACCTTGTGTCGTTGCCCAGTGGTACGGCCATATAGATATTGATCTCCTGGCATGGAAAGCTGCACAGATAGCCAAGTTCTACGACAACTCCCTGCTCGTCATTGAGTCAAACACGCTCGAGACGCACGACAAGGAGCGAGACACCGAGGGAGACCAGTCCGGATTTATCCTCAACCAGATAAGAAGTGTGTACAAGCACCTCTACGCACGCAAGCAGAGTGCAGAGGATATTAAGAAGAAGGCTCCTAAGAAATACGGATTCCATACAAACGTATCTACAAAGCCGATGATTATAACAACCCTGGTAAGGGTTATCCGTGAGAACATGTACATCGAGAGAGACCAGCGTTGTCTCGACGAGTACATCAACTACGAGAAGAAGCCTAATGGTGCGTATGGTGCCATCGTAGGTGCGCACGACGACTTGCTCATGACAAGAGCCATCGGTCTTCACATCTGCTTCTTCGAGATGCCGGTACCGAAAATAGTGATGAGGGTAAATGAGTTTGCCCCAGCAAAGAAGAAAGTGGTATCAGCTGCCACCATATAAATAAAAGGCCGGGTAGAAACAACTACCCGGCCTTTTCCGTTCAAGCCACATTCCGGCCACCGTTCCAGGCGATTCCATCGCCTGTCCCCATTACGCTGCCTGCTGCTGAGGCTGCATATATCTCTGCAACAACTGTGCTGCACGTGGGTCTGCATGTACCTGCTGCTGCACCTTCTGTATAAGCTCCGGAGAAACACCCTGCATCTGCTCGCCACGCTCCATGGCCTCCTTGTTGCTTCTGATGCTCTGCAAGAGATCGTCTGCAAATGGGAAGTCGCCATTTTCCAAAAGCTGCTCCACGCTGATAGCCTGAGCCTGCCAGAGCTGCATGAGAATATCATTGCTCAGCTGGCGATATACAGGAGTTGTCGTGCTCTCGGTAACGTTAAGGTCAAACTCAACGTCTCTAATCTTCTGAGGGTCACGCTTGATTTCAGCTGCGTTCTTACCGGCAATGTTGGCCATGGTAATATCATCATAGAACTGCTGTATGTTCTTAACGTCCTTGATGGCTCCGTTACGGATGAACTCGCTGAACACTTCGAGAATATCAAGAAGTGAAGTCGTGGCGTTCTGCGTCTGCTGGCTGTAGAGTGCGGCACTCGTGCCGCTATAGCCAGGCTTACCCTGCAAGGCTCCATTCACGCCCGAAATATCCTCGAAGAACTTCAGCTGCATACTGAGCAAATCTCCGATTCCTATGTTCACGGAACTTGCTGCAACCTGCTGCGGAATCTGCCCGCTCTCGCTAGGCTCATACACAATCACTCCGTTAACCTCTGTCCAGCGTTCAGCAATATCCTCAATGGATACGCCTTCCGGCAAGCAGTCCTTCGGAACGAGAAGCACACCCTTGGCGGTTGCTCTGATTACCCAGTCGTAAAGGGTGATGAGGCGGTTTACATAGCGCTGCTGGTCTATCACGTCAGCCACGAAACTGTGTATCTCTCCGTCAATGAAAGGATATGCCATGAACACATAAGGATGACCCTTGTGCTCGTATGGAGTCTCGCCCTCCTCCAGGATGTCACCAAACGGACTGATATAATAGTAATACCAGTAGTTGTCGGTGAACCACTCTTTCTGAATCAAAGGAATCTCCTCTTCAGGAAGACCATCCTCCAAACCCTGCTGCAAGCGCCTTTCGTTCTCGTCAAAAACAAGTTCCTTGTAATCCTCCAGGTCTATCTTGAATCGGCTTCCGTTCTGCGGATCATAACATCTGTAACGGTCTCTCTGTTCCTTCTTCCATACCTCTATCACACGGCATCGGCTAGGGTCAGTCGTTACGAAGAAGTTCCAGTTCTTCTGTGCTGGATAGCCGAACTGGTCTGCATACATCGAAACGCATGCCTTATCTGCGGCATGACGGTAAATCTCCTTCAATCGCTTGTAATCATCTGGCGACTTGGCAAACTGGCCGCAAAGGTCACCAAACGAAATGTCATGTATCTCTCCAAGCATCGTGCAGTCCCATCCTCGTGGGTCTCTCATGTTGGAGTCTATGAAGAAGTTGTTCGGCTGAACGTAGTCTGTCCAGCAGTCAAAGCGGTCATTCTTCCAGCATGCGTACTTGCGGTGAACGCAAAAGCCGGAGATAAGGAACTCCTCCATCGTGCGTGCCAACAATCCATTCATGCGGTTAAGCTGCATGTTGTACTGCAAAATGGTGCTCATGGTCTCGCCAAGCTTCTGCTCGTCTCGATCTCTTGCCATACATGTCGGCTCCTTCGACTGGGAACGGTACACACCTATCACGTTTCGCACCAATCTTCTGATAAGATTGTTCTTCAGCGGAATATTTCCCTGGCTCTTGATATACTCCTCCTCCGTCATGCGTTTATTGTCAACCTCGATGATGTCGTCCCACTGCTTGCCATAGCAATATCTCTTGTTTCGCTGGCGGTCCCTGCGGTAATCATCCATATTGCTGTAGTACAGGCTGGCTTCCATGAGAATGTCAAAACCTCGTCTGCGGTCGTCGGAATTCTTTGCTCTTCTCACACTATCTATAACGCTTTCGTCCGGTGCCGGAGTCTTCGGCATGATGTTACTCAAACGGTATAGCTTAGCTCTTTTCTTTGTTGCTACTGCCATAATAATAATGTATTAATGTGTATGGCGGCAAATATATGAATAAATGCCGCCATACTAAGTTTAACTATTTACGGCCGTTCGCCTTTAGCTCTGTCTGAATGAGCATGAGCAAGTAACCGATGTCACTCTTCTCCTGCAAGTCCGTAGCCTTTGAAAGCTTCTCCTGCAACTTTGAGCGTTCCTTCATGAGGTCGTCAACGTCCATTCTCGTAAAGCTGTCCGCATAGACGAGCTGCTTCTTCAGGGCGTTCAGTTCGTCTGTAACCTGCTTGCGTTCCCTGTCGTTCAGTGGCTCCTTTAACTCCTTGTTGCATGCGTCGATGTAGCCCGAATAGCTTTCATAGATATTCATGCGTCGATACTCCGGTGAGTTGTTGAGCCAGTTGATTTTATCCGCATAGTCCATGACACCATTTCTGGTATCATCCTCATAATGCTTCAGTCGTGACTTGATCTTGTCATGCTCTTCCTTCATGCGGAAGTATTCGTTGTTGATGGCACGGTACTCTGTACGCTCGTCACCATTCTTCAATACACGGTTGAGGACAAGCCAGTTTCTAGGGTCATACTCACGGTCTCCGAACATGGTATCAAACATCTTGGATGTCTTGTCGATGGTGTTGCTGACACCACCAAAGTAACCATTAAGCAGATATTCAACCTTTGCAGGGTTGATGTCGATGGAACCCTTTGTGTACTGGTCGCCTCCGCTCACATCGTTCATGACGGCAGCCAGGTTTATAAGATACTTGTTGCCGCTCTTGTAAGACTTTGTCCACTCTGGCATGTCCTTATTCCAAGGAGTATCCTTGTAGAGAGGCATACCCGTCCACGACTTGTTTGCTATCACCTCTGCGAAAGGCTTGACAGAAGAAGGAACAAAGGCGTTCCAGCCTCCGCCACCTTCAAGGAAGTCTATTGGCATAAGCTGACTGAACTGGCCTGCAATCTGGTTTGCCAGCTCCTCGCCTGTGTAATGTTCCTTTCCGCTTACAGCACTCATGGCAAGCTCGCCCATTCCGTACATGGCTCTGTACTCAACAGGGAGAGGGATACTTATCCACTGCTCATCCATGCCAGGAAGACGGAACACGATGTTTGAACGTCTCACGTACTCAGGAAGGTTGTAATATGCGTTCTTGTCGCCATCATCCCCATCGTCACCGCTACCGATCGCAGCCATCAGCAAACCGAGCATGAACATGGCACCTACACCTGTAAGCGCCTTTCCAGGATGTCGTCCAAGCTGTCTTCCGAAGTTTGTAGTTCCTTGCACTGCTGCATTCCAGAAGACGTAGAAGCTTCTTCCAAGTCCTGATACGAAGGCTGCCGTGTTGCCCCCGAAGGTCTGGCCGTTTGCGCCCATGAACTTTGCACCGCTACCCTTCTTGTTGAAGTTCACGCTAATCTCCTTGGCATCATAGATGCTTCGGTCGATAGAGCGCTTCATCTGACGGGATGTCATGAAGGCAGCAAAGCGGGCACAGTTCTCAACCGCGCGGTTGTATTCATCAAGGCGTTCACCAAGCAGGCTCCATGCCTTACCGATGGAAATTCTTCCGGCACGTCTCAACTCTCGCTTGATGTCATTCTTGTGCTTCTCGATGTCCCTTACGGTAGAATAGCCGGTCTCACCTCCGTTATCCATGAACAGCTTGAACATCTTTTCCGTTTCGTTATTCATGTCAAGCGTACCATTGCGGAGCTTGGAGAAAAGCACCTTCATGATGGCAGGATTTACCTTCATGAAGTTCTTGTTGTATCTCACCGCATAGTTAGGGCTTTCCTTCACCCACACCATGGTATTACCATACAGGGCGTCACGGATGAAGTTTGACACAACGAAATCAGGGTTTCGTGTCGTGTAGAATGCACTGAGCTGACGATTGAGGGCTTCACCTGCACGGAGAATGGCACCAATAGCACCGGCATTGTCATTGTCCGGGTTGGTCTGTCCGTTCAACGCCTGTGCCGCACGTGGGTTGCCATTGATGGTTACCACATACTCAACTCCATTTCTCTTCACGAGAACCTGGTGCTGCTTCAAGTCGCGACTTTCAACAACGCGATATGGAATGTCCGGATGTTCCTTCTGGCTTCTGTACTTGTCCGGCTCATTCTTGCACAACTCCTGCATGCGGTCGTTGAAGTCCTTAACCTTTTGCTCGATTTCGGCAGGGCTGTCATTCTCGCTGAGGTTGTCCGCAAACACTGGCTTCCACTCATCTGTCACATCATCATGCTCCAACCATACGTTGCTGACGCTCACAAGGTCGCTAGGATGATTAAGGGCGAAGTTCAGGAACTTCTGCTTGACAAGAGTATTACGGTTGCCCTGCATGATGGCACTCTCGGCCATACTCTCCATGTTGGCAAACGGATCATCAGCCTTGCTCTTACGTCCCTTGGCTGTCTTCAAAGGTGCATTGAATGCACTGTTCTTGTCAGACAGGTAAGCGTAAGTATCCTCTCCAGTCTTCTCGTCAAAGCCACGAAGAGGAATGTAATACTCATACATGGAGCTGATGTCGTCATAGGTTTCCTTGCTCATCAAGCCGCTTTCGTAGGCCTTCTGCAAGGTTGCACCAGTTACGGCATTAACCTGTTTCCAAAGCTTATCCGTAGCATTCAACGTCTCATACGTGCTAACCATGGATGATGCTTTCAGCTCAGCCTCACCAATATCTTCCTTTCCAGTCAAGGCCGTGAGACCTGCATAGTCTCTGCCTCTGTTTTCAAAGTACAATTCTTCTTCACGGTCATGCTTCTTCTGCTTCACGTCTTCAAGGCGGTCTATGGCATCCTGGTCGAGTGGGTCTTTTGCTACAGCTCGCTGGGCTTTGGCCAACTCTTTCCCGAACTCCTCGTTTGCCTTTTTCTCTGCATCTCTGCGAGCCATGACAACATTGCGTTCCAGTCCATGTTTGGCCATCATGTAATCAGTAAGCATCGCACGCTCCTCTGCATCCTCTGCCAGACGGCTCACCTCATTCAACAAAGGCTTGAACAAAGTTTGCGCAAATGCCTTGCACTCTGCCTGGTTTACGGATGAAAGACGGTTCTCTCCCAGGTATGGATTCTCGAAACCTGCCACATCCTCGATGCGTATCTTGCTCTTACCCTCTGCCTTCAATACGGCATTTATGGCTTCTTTCAAGCTGAGCATTGAGTCCTGCATCGCTTCTTGCATCTGGAACAATCCACGCTTAACACGCTGGTCGTAGATGTTTCTAGCATGTGCCTTCTCATACTCAGCAGCATCGCCGTCACGGAAAAGTTCATCATCTTCCGAAAGATTTTCGTCATTCTTTACAGGATTATCGAAATTTTCCACTATCTTTGCAGCAGTATTAAGGACTTCCTTATCTATTTCCTGCTGAACCGGTTGTGACGCTGAGGAGAGATAAGAGAGTCCTTTCTCTTTATCTACCCATTTTAGCGTCTTGTTATTCACTATCGGTTCTACTATATTTTTAAATTCCCTTCCATGAAAAGAACGTACGTCATTTACTTCGAGATATTCCTTACCATTTTGTATTAATCGGCTCAATTCTATTGCCACGCAAATATTCTTTCCTTCACGATCCTTCATTTCTGTCAATATTCCAAGAGAGTTTTCGTCTCGCTGGAACACAAAAATAGGTGCTGACAAATGCTTTGGCATGTCATACAAGCCTTCTATTGCCACATTATGTTTTTTCTCTATTCCCTTTCTAATCACACGTTGGCGCATGATTATTGGCAAGTCAGGCAAAAACAGCTTCATAATACCTCTTGGATTTCCAACATTCAAGAATTCATTTGAGGTCATATCACCTGCTTGATATTTTGTCAATTGAGCATTAAAGGTACTATTGTCTCGTTTTAGACCATCAATGTCTTCCGCTACCATGGTACCACCGGAGGTTGAAGGTTTGGCATAATTGCCAACCCCCAACTCCATTTGCTTGGTAATATCAGCAGCCTCGCCCATGATGCTGCGATAACGCCCAGGCTCTGCCAGGTTCTCGTAGCTTCTCCACAGAATGTAGCGAAGCTCGTTGTCTGTAAGAGTCTCGCCCTGATAACCCTTTAAACCGATGGAATGAAGCATTTTCAGGAACATGCGCTTGATGTTCTGCCACCATCCACTCTCCATGGCACGCTCAAAGTTGGTACGCTCCGCAAGCCCGGCAAGATACTCCTCTGTAGCAGTGCGGAAGTCCCAAGAGTGCTTCTTGGCAAGGTTCACGATTTCCCAGCGGATACCTTCCTCGGCATTGTTGAATACGTTGTCAAGGAAATCATCAAAGTGTGTACCGAAGAGTTGACGCAAGCCATAATGCGCTACAGCCTCATGCAACACAGTCTGTTCTATATCCTCAATATCACGATGATTCTCAACCACGATGGTAATCTTGCCAGTACGTCTGTTATAGAAACCCTTGGCCTTCTTGCGCTTACCGGTCAGCGTTGAAGCATCCGTCACCACCTCTATATTATTAAGGTGTAACTTCTCTGCAAGTTCATCCACATGTTGTGCCATGCGCTCCCGCTCCCTTTCAGCAAACTTCTCCTGCTGCTCAGGTGTGAAACGGCTCTCGCCCATCATCCTGCTCATAGGGTCATTCAGAAGAGATATATCAGCATCGCTGATGATGCCATCACCCTCACGGTTCACGTCATTCACTACAGACAATCCCTTTTCTATAGCTTCTTTTATCTGGTCACTCTTCTTAACTCCCTTCGGCTCACCAATCTTAACACCACGCTTTTCAAGTTCAACCTTAACCTGCGGAGTAACAACATTCTCAGGAATTACAACATCATACCCCTTTACGTATGAAGCAATGCGGTCAGCAACTTCCGCATTTGACAATACACGTACAGGCTTGTCGTAACGGGAAAGGATAACCTTTCGTGGCTCATGACCCTGGTCAACCAACTGCTTGGTCACCGGACCAGCATGCCAGTCAGTTTCACCGACAGGGTCTTTCGAGAACTTCGCACGATAGCCGCTGGATAATTCCGATACAGGAACCTCCACCTCAACGGTGACAATGTTCGGTCTGATCCATGCAGAAGAGAACTGGTCATTCAGCGGAGAGCGTGATGTATGCCAATAAGGATTATAAGCCACATCGCGAGTCACCGTAGCCTTCTTGCCGGTAGCATCCTTGGAACCCTTGTCAAGGTCAACATAGCCAACCACATCACCATTCTTGTTCGTCTTGGTATATTTGATGATATCCTCACGCTCATCTGCAACCTCCCATGTGCCAAGTTCACGTGGCATGACAAGCTTACCCTTAACGGCTGCCATCATCGGTGGATACAGTTTTCCGTCGATCACCTGCATGGCACGGTAAACCTTCACAGTCTCCTGGGAGTCCAGCCATGCCGATTCGTCCTCGGTAGCGTCACGATACAGGTTATCATCTTCCTCCTCCTCATCACCAGGCGAAGAGAAAGCATCCTCATCGAGATCCTCAACCTCCTTGTCAAGCTTGGCATACTTGGCCTCCTTCTTTTCCATTTCCTCCTTCATCTTCTCGGAGTACTCTTCAAAGAGTTCCTTTGCCCTAACCAGCTTGTCTTCTTCGGCAAATGTCTTACCATCTCGCTTGTTCAACTCCTGGATGTCTGCCTTATCCTTGGTAATCTCAGCCTCTTGTCGGGAGATAGACTCCTCAAAGCGTTTTCCACTCACTACATTATCTATAATGTCGTTGATGGCATTCTTCAAGTAGCCCTGTCTTACCTGCTCGTCCTTGATGCCCAGTTCATCGCAAGAGTAGGTCATGGTGCGAGATACGCTGCCCAAGTAATTGAGAATCTCCGTATGTGCGACAAAATTATAACCGTCAATGTTAATAGCAAGGTCCATGTTTATCAACCCCTCTGGCGAATCCTCGTCACGTATCTTTTCCTGATTCTCAATCACCTTCTTGTTGTAGTTCTTGAAGTAATCTTCCATGTCGGCAACGCTGGCAAAGCTATGCTTTCCAATGCTTATCTTCTTGAACTTACCATCAGGAAACGTCTTCTTGATTCCGTCAAGGCGAGTCTTCTGTCTGTCGGCAAAGGCCTGAACCTTCTTGATACGCTCCTCCAGCAGCGGCTTTCTGCCGTGTATGTAAATCTGGTCAAACTCCCATTGCTTCTTGCGACCTTCCAGTCTGCGCAACTCTCGTTCTGCCTCGTTCTTCTTCAAGGCATACTCGCTACCCGACAACTGGGCTACGGTATCACCGAAGATGTCACTCTCCTCTTCAAGCACACGATTACTCATGCTGTTGGCAATCATATCCTTGCTGTGCATGATGCTGTCAGCAATGGCTCCCTTGGTCTCCAGACGCTGGTAAGCAGTAACATCAAGGCTATCTTCCACACCCATGCGAAGCACACGTACAGGGATGCCCCATTTCTTCAACAAGTTACCCTGTCGGATAACACGTCCATTGCGCTGCGTATAGTCCATCGGGCGGTTAGGTGCATCCACATGGATGAGGGTATGTAATCTTTCCTGAATGTTCACACCGGTACCAAGGGTAAATGTACTACCCATGATAACACGTATCTCGCCACGGTTCACCTTGTCGAAGATGTCGAGCTTCTTCTTGACGGTCATTCCCGACTTGATAACAACAACCTGCTCGGCAGGAACACCAGCCTTGATAAGCTTGTTGCGAATATCCTCATAAAGATTGAAGCCAGTTGAGGCATTCTGATAATGATCAGCAAAGATGGCTACAGTACCATGATATTTCTCCGAATCCTTCAATGATCTCAAAGTCTGTCTCACGGTCTCGTTGGTCTTGCTGTACTGCTCATCTGCCGCATCCTTAAGCACGAGTCGAGGGTCAACGGCTGCTGCTGCAGCTATACCATACATGGTGAGAGGGATGGCAGAATTCTCCTTCTTCTCCTTTCCGCTCATGTTCTCAAATTCCTCAAGTCTCTTGCGGACAAACTTCATCACCCTACGCAACGCCTTGGTCTGAGGCAGGTAGATGTCTGTTGCCTTGTCGCCGTTCTCCATCTTTGGAAGCTTCGACTTCAAGTCCTCTACTTCCTTGGAAAGGACAATATCAGAAACACCCGACCAGATACGTGCAAGCTCAGGAAGGTTCATATAACCTGCAAATCGGTTCACCTCCTTGAACTTTCCGCTGGTGGTAAACTCTGCCATCGTCTTCAAGTTACCGAAGTTACGGACGAAATCATCAAAGTAGTAGATGCCATACTGCTTCATGGTGTCAGCAGGCATGAGATAGCGCATGAACGTCCAAACCTCAGCGGCAGTATTGCTGATAGGAGTACCTGTAGCAAACACCACATTGCGGCCATTGTTCTTCTCGAGCACGGCCTGCGTCTTCAAATACACACCTTGCGACTTCTTGGAGTAAGAAGGGTCGATACCCTTCACGCCACGCTGCATGGCTGTTGCAAAGCCGAGATGCTTGTATTCGTGAGCCTCATCAACAAGAAGTGCATCAATGCCCATATCGTCGAAGTTCTCCACATCGTCGGTACGTCTGTCAAGCATCTCCTTGGCCTCTACCTCGGCATTCTGCTTGGTTACCTCCTTCTTCTTCAGCTGGGCTGCGGTATCCTTGCGCTTGGTAGTCATGTTGCCGGTGATGTCTGCAAGCTGCTGCTGCAGGTCCTCGATTTCTTTCTCGGCCTGTCGGGTTATCATGCTGTTGCCACTCTTGTCTGCATCCTTCATCTGCTCCAGGACAAGAAGCTTCTCCTCGATCTTATCGTTGATGAAGCGTATCTGTCGCTCCTCGCTGTCCGGAATAAACTCAAAGGTTGACTGAGGAACAACAATCATATCCCAGTCGTTGTACTTAATCTTGGCATAGAAGTTCTTTCGTCCCTCTGCATTTCTGTCTGCATCCTCCAGGGTAAGAATCTTAGCCTTTGGATAGAGCGACTTGGCTGATGCCACAAACTGGCCTACGGTTGCGTTCTGCACGACAATCATAGGTTTCTTGGCTGTACCCAGTCTTCTCATCTCCATGGCAGTAGTGATAAGGGTGAAGGTCTTTCCGGTTCCCACCTCGTGTGCCAGCATGGTTGGCTGAGTCACACACTTCACCACAGCCTTTGCCTGGTATGAGTAAAGATTGAAGTCCCTGTCGCTTCCATCCAGTCTTGGAGCCATGCCAGGATAACGCGAAGGTGCGAAATCATCCGGGATAGAGAGCGGAACGTAGTTGTTGAACTGCTCGTTGTAGTCTGCCTCAATCTTTGCAGACAACTGCTCGTCCTGCTGCATCTTACCTCTTGCCCAGTCCTGGAAGTCCTGTCGTATCTCGTCAATCTTGTTGCTGCAAGCCTGTGTCGCATCACGGTCGGTCTCCCTTACATCCTTGCCGTTCTCCTTGTAGGTTCTGGAAACGATGATGGATTTATTCTGAATGGCAGCCTCGATAAGCTGGTGTCCCGGAATAATCTTGTTGAACAACAAACTCTTCACGCCAAAGGAATTGTCCTTTTCCTCGTTGATGTAATCAGGAGCATCCATAAACCAGGTACCACCGGCAGAAGTAAACTTCACATTCACGTTGGTTCTTTCCTTCACATAGTCCTCGTACAACTTCGGATCAATCCATGAAGAACCGAACGTGAAGTTAATCAAGTGTGCAGGAATGTTCATAGGGATAACACTCTCCAGAGCCTTGATGTTGGCATTGTAGCGTCCGCCCTCGTTGTTGTCCAAAGCCTGGCGGAGCTTCTCACGCACATTTCCACTCTTGTACTGGTAGGAAACCTCAATCTGACGAGTGATAGGATTCTCGAAGCCAAGACCGCTATTGATAATCTCGTCCTTCACTTCGTCTTCCGACTTGCCCAAAGCATTGGCAATATACTCCACGTCAACACGTCCGTTCTGGTACATGCTGGTAATGATGGCATCCTTCACGTTATGAGGCTTAGGCTCCTTGGCCTTCTCAACCACACGCTTGCTGAAGATGTCACTCTTGCCGAAATGCTCGGTATGGCCGCCTTCCTTGTCGCTCACGTCCTCGTATGTTTCAAGCGAGAACACATTAGGATAGTCAACATCCCTGCGAAGGAATGCCAACTGTGTATTCTTGTTGAAGTGGCCGTAGGTAGCTACAAAGTCATCGTATGCCTTGTTGAGCTTATCAAGCAGAGGTTTCAATCCCTTGTCGCTCTCATTCTCCGTCTGGTATGCAAGCACATCATTAAGCGCTGACTTGATGGCAGAGTAAGCGTTGAAGCACTCAACCTTAGTATGGCCTTTCACCTTCTTAGACTGGAAACGGGTAATCAAATCGCTATCGCTAGCCTTCTCACCCTTCTTTGCAGCAGCCATAAGAGGTACGGCCTTACCCCATTGAGCAAGGCAAATGTTGCCATTCTTGTCAACGACCATGCTGCCTTCCTTTACATCAGGACCCAGTTTCTCATACACAATTCGGTTGTTCTCCTCCTCGGTATTCTCAACTGGAGCGTTGTCCTCCTTCATGCTGGCGAAAGAGTTGACGAAATCAGTCAGCATATTCTTCTGGTTCAATCCCCTTGCAGGGAAAAGACCAATACTTGTAGGACGGTAGGTGTCACCTTCCTCGAAGCCGAACTTCATCTTTCCTGCCATCATTTCCGGATGATCCTGGAAATATTTATTGTAATCAAGCGATAAAGATTTGATTACAGGTTTCTCTTTACCGTCAACCTTGCGAGTCTCACCAGTATCATAGTTGGCAACACGCTCACCGCTGGTGGAACCAACATCAATGGCATTGGCCGATTTCTGTCCGTTCACACGTCTGCGGACAACAAGGATGTCACTAGTTACTGATGTGCCACCAAAGGTGTTGTTGTTCAAGCGGAATGCACCGATGAAATCAGAATCACCCTGGTTGATTACCCAGTCACGAAGCTTCTGCGACTTGTCGAGCGTACCACTAGAGGTGATAAAGATACCGATACCACCAGGTTTCAACTTGCGAACGTTCTTGGCAATGCAGAAGTCATGGATGTTTCCGAACTTAGAAGACAAGTCCTTGTCACCGCTCTCATCCTTCACCTTCAAACCAGTGACGAACGGAACGTTGGTAATGGCAAGGTCAACGCTTCCGTTTTCTATCTTGGTCTGCTCGAAGCCCTGAATATCAACCTGGGCATCAGGATAGAGCAGAGAAAGAATGCCACCTGCCGTGTTATCAATCTCCACGGCATGAATATCGCTACGTTCGCTAATATCTGTCGGCATCTGGGCAAGGATGTTTCCAATACCAGCCGAACCTTCCAGGATGTTTCCACCCTTGAATCCCAACTGTGTAGCAATATCCCAAAGGGAATCAATAATATGTGTAGGGGTGTAGAACGAACTGTTTGCACTCATCACTGCCTGCTGGTAAGCTTCGTTGCCCAACAACTTGCGCAACTTCTTAGGAGGTGTATCTTCATTCCAGCCCCATGAGCTTTGGGTGAATGCTTTTCCAAGACCACCCCAACCGCTGAACTTACGGAGTGTAGCCATCTGCTTAGGCGTGGCTTGCTCACCGCTCCTAAGTAACTTCTGTGCCAGCTCAATAGCCTCGATGTTGGCAGTAATACGGGCATCTACAGATTTTGGAGCATACTCCACGCCACGCTTGCCATGGTTGTTATGAGTATTCTTGCGCTCCTCTGGCTCTAGTCCCTGTAAGCGTCCAGAGGATCGTTCAGTGCGTCCGAGTACTTCTCCATCTCCTGGCGATACGCCTTGATCTCCTCGTCCGTCATTCCGGCTTTCTTGTAGATCTCCGTCCATGCGTGTGTTGACAGCTGGCTTCTGCTCAGCAGGTTCTTTCGGCAATACTCCATCTGAGCCTTGTCGATTCTCTCCTCGAGTTCTCTTCTCGCTATCTCCTTCTCGCTGCACCCTATCTCCTTGAGATACTTCTTTTCCTGTTCTGTCATTGTCGTTACCGTTTAAAGTTTCACTTTCTGTTTCCTGCCCGTTGTCGAACAGGTCTGCAATATGCACCTGCGAAGATACTGCTTTTTTGCGAGACTTCTTCTCCTTAACCGGATTATTTTTCTTAGGAGTCTCTTTTTCTTCCTTTGCAGGCTTGTTACTAACCACATGGGTTATATGGTTGTAGTCAAACAAGAAAGGCTCTGTCACATCGTGCTCGATAGTATTGGTATGTTCGTCAACCGGAACTACTCGGTCGCCAACCACCTGGCCTAAGCTCTTTCTTGCACCATACTCCAGATTGAACACATAAATTCTGCCATTGGAATCAAGCAGTTCAAAACCAAGCCCCTTAGCCTCATCAGAAAGTTTCTTCAAAGATTCCAAGAGAGTCAACATCTCGTGAGGTTTCTTCTCAAACCAATCTTTTTTCAACTCCATGACAATATTCTTGTAGTCAGACTTGATTTGTTCCTTGGTACGCTTGCCGTTACTGTTCGCCTTGCTATCCTCCTTTGCAGGCTCAGCCTTCTTAGACTCAGCCTTCTTAGACTCAGCCTTCTTAGGCTCAGCGGAGAAATTATCAAGTGCTTCGCTGAACGCCTCACGTTCACCCAAGCATTTCAGTAAGGTAGCTTCCAGGTCAACGTTCTTTGTGCCGGCAAATGTACCTTTCTTCTCGCCAGCTTTCACACGGTCGCCCAACTCATCAATAAACTTCTCACGCTGCGCCAACTGCTCCTCAAGCATCTTCTTGCTGAGCTGCTCCTTCACCTGCTCCAGCTTCTTAGCCATGGAATCCTTTGCTTCCTTTACAGCCTTGTCAACATCAGAAGAAGGAACGGTGTGGTCGCTCAGTTTGGTCTTGCCGTTGGTATGCAAGGCATTGAACAAGCTTTCCACATTAACCTCCTTAACAACAGTCTCCTTCTTCTTCTCGTCTTTAGCCTGAGTATCCTCAACCTGGAGGTCTTCGAGCTTTGCGTCTTTGCCATTAGTCAAATAGACTCTGTCAATATATGACTCACCGAACTGCGCTGCACCTACCTGCTCGCCCTTACGGACAACCATCATGACGTGTGTAGGCTTACCTTCATAGTAAACCATACCGTTGCCTTCCACATCAGCTTCCGTAGCAGGACGGAAAGACTTTTTGTCCATGGTACGACGTGCGTTGCGCTCATCGACGAGTTTCTTTTGGGCCACCTCTGCCTGCTTCTCAACCTCAGTCTCAGCTGCGATTTGTGCCGCCTGCTCCATAATATCCTTGGATGGCTTGTCGAAGTTCGCCACGTCAATGCTTGCAACCTCTTCATAAGAAGACATATCCCTGTCAAGCTCAGCCTTTATTGCCTCAGGAAGGTCACGGACACCATTATAGAACGACTTCAGGTATGGACGAATATCATCACCCATATCATCTATCATAGCCTTGGCATACTCAGTAAACTTACGTGCGCCCCTCTCAATATGATACACAGCCATCGAGATACCAATCTCTAGAATCTCAGGATCAATACCCATATTCAGCTGACCACGCAACTTCATGCGCATTCTCTTCTTCAACTTCTCGTATTGCTCATCCGTTACAAGTACGTTGCCACTAGGGTTCTTCTTTGTCTCCTTGGCAGAAGGCTTATCCTTCTTTTCCTCCTCGACAGAAGATTTACCCTTCTTTTTCACGTGAGCCTTTTCTACCTGCTGAGCAGTTGCGCTTGTACCATCAGTAAAAGAATAGCTCTGAATGAAGCTACGGCCATCTGGCATTTGCATGTGATGAGCCATTAAGATAACCTTGTTCTCACCATGAGGAATACTCCAAACCGTATCACCACCATGGAACTCATCATCTGGGAATACCGAATCCTTCATATCCTGAAGAGAAAGAGGTTTTGCGTCCTCCAAAGCTTCGCTATCTTCACCCAATACCGCATCAGTAAGTTTCTTGGCATCCTCGATGCTACGCATCATGAATCCACCCTGCTTCTTGTCGTACCAGCCTTTAAGAGATTTAGCCAGGGAAACTGCCGCACTTTGCTTCTCACCCAGTTCGTCTGCAAACTTGACAAGCTGCATATCAAGCACCTTGCCACGCTTGGTTGTGTACTTGGCAGGCTCAACTGTGTAGTCATTTGTCTGGGTTTCATCAGCTACGGTGTCAGCAATCTTAGTGTCGGTAGTCTTGGTTTCAGCCCCCTTAGTCTCAGCAGCCTTACCGGAATCTGCCTTTTCCTTTCCGTCAAAGTCGTGATACTTGATAACTGATACAGACATCAAGTGTCCTTGTGCATCCTTATGGGCAACAAGTTCATAACAGCATTCGTTCCTTCCATCGGTAGCGGAAACAAAATTTCCCTTGACAAGATGGAACCATTCCTTTTCTGATTGATACAGCTTATCGGCAGGAACCTCTACACTTGTTACCTTGGCTTTGTATGATGGATAATCATCTGTTTGTGAATCATACATGCCAAACATCTTCTCAGCGAACTTGATGATAGCTACCGGGTTTACGCCATTAGGCACGACATCAACACCGGAGTCTTCTACGAATCGGCCAAACGGAGAAGTATCATACATATTTTCATCAATCCACTTTTGCAGATGCTCTTTCACCAATGAATACTCGGCAATAGGCTTGGTTTTGCGATTACTGCTTTCTATCCACTTTTTAAATATATCCATAGGAACAGTAGAGGTAATGATCTTGCGCTTTCCTGTTCTCCAGCTACTATCATAGTTAGAGAAATAGGCACCTGTAGCATCATCCCTATCATTGAAGCCGAGCATTACCTTATGCTCGTCAAACGTTCCATCAAGGTTGTATTGGTCAACCACATAAACATTCTGCTGGTCCCATGAGTCTATATCATTGCTGAGGAACACATCCAGGTGGTCTCCATCAACACCCACGTTGTCGGTCATGTAGCCATAAGTATTGTTCATGGTAACACTCCACTTCTTGCCGTTGGCATCCGTTCCAGAGCGCACACTACCCCTAGGCTGCTCGATGGAAATATTGAACCCAGCAACCTTAACGTGTCCCTTCTTGTAGTTGCCTGCTTCCTTCTGTCCGTCTGTAGGATTGGTGTCTGTCTCAGCCTCAGCCGCTTCGATGGATGATTGAAGGCTATTACGGAACATGACTTTGAAGTGTTCCTCTATGGTATCCAGAGGAACGTCCTCAAAAGTTTCTCCATCTTCTGTAGTGAACGAAGCCGAATTGCCCTGAACCTTGTCAATGGTTATCTGACCACTTTCGTCTTCATTCTCTACTACAACAACATCACCCTTCTGAACATTATCAAAGCTGTTAAAGACCTTGATACCTCTCGAAGAAAGTTCGTCTTCTACAAGAGATTTCATAGCCTTATCAAATTCACTCAGCTTCTTAGGTGCATCAGACAAAGCTATACGGAGAATATCTTCATCAACAGATTTCAGATTTTCACGTACTTCCTCCTTTGCCTTTTCGATGGCAGTCTTGTCGCCTGACTCGATTGCAGAAGCCAGCATATCCGATGGATCCTTAGCATCATCTTCGGCATTCTCAACATCATTAGCTGCATTTTCAGCAGGAATGATACTAGAGTTGTTGAACACAATGACTTCTCCACTACCAATATTGCTATTCTCTACACTCCATACATTATTATAATGTATAATGCCGTCGTAACCCTGCTCCTTCAGCAGAGACATGAACTCCTTAGCTTCTGTTTCATCGAAGCCAGGGTTACCCAAAAGATAGAACGGATTGTTCAATCTTACATGTGCCTCGAATATCTGGCCGTTGTGTCCGTAATCCTCTGCAACGTCTCTGGAAGGAGAGAAATACACACCATCACCTGAGAAGGTAGCCTTCTCCCCATCTGCCCGGCTGTGTCCTGGCTCCAGGTCGGAAAGCTTCAAGTCTTTATCAAGTGTACCATGATACAGAAGAACTGGCTTGCCGTCAGCATCAGCAACGATACCATCATCGGTAAGGTTGCGTCTCTCCTGGCTTATAGGTGTAGCACCACCCTTTTCAAGGAGTTCGTTGATTACATTTTTCTCTCCAGGTCCTCCATCAGCGTTGGCAGGTTCAGTTCCTCCCTCGCCTGGTCCTCCTGTTTCAGCAGCTTCACTGCCTTCTTGCTGCCCTTCTTGGCCTGCTGGATGATTGCCACCCAATACATTGCTGTCTTGTTGTCCATCATTATTAATGTTTAATGCCTCGTTGATGGCATCAGCCAAGGAGCGAGGAGTGTTGTCAATACTATCTTTGTTGAATAAGTCAACCGCCTGGGAGCCTTGAACAAGGTCAAACAGTTGGTTGAACGTCTGCTGGATGAAGCCCTGCGTTTCACCCTTATACATAGCCACAAGATGAAGGGCGAAGTCCGAGAACTTACCATCAGGAAGTACAGCTTCTCCGGTCACATCATCAAACTGGTAAGAGCGTTTCCAGTCCTCAATAGCCACACGTGCATCCTTGAAATTAGTAGCCGAAGCAAAGGCCTTGTCACCCATCAGCTCATTGAAAGCCACGATAGACTCCTGAATATCCTTCAGCATGCGGTTCTCCTTAGGGCTATTGAAATCGCGGTATGCAGTTGCAAGGATGGCACGCTGCGCCTTTGCAGGCATTCTGTTAAACATCTCCTCCAGGCGTTCACTGCCACCTTGGAAGATGCTGCCATACATGATACCCTTCAAGTCGTTAGCAGCCTCAGCAGTAAGATTACCATCGCTATCAAGCGCACTTGTGTACTGTGTATCTGAAATGAAGCCCTTGGCATTCATCCACTTCAACACCTTATTGCCGTTCTTGTCAACGAGCTGGGAGAAGCTAGCCTCATCATCGGAACTCTCGAGCAGTCTCTTAGCGAAAGACTTCATATCATCACCCATCTTCTGGATGGTGTTCTTCACCTTGATACGCTCAACGCCACCACTCTCTGTGTCCTGGGCGCTATGCTGACCAAGTTCAATGGCCTTATTGTCGTCAACATCAACCATATTCACAAGGACAGGGTTCTTCATCTTCGCAATATCCTCTGCCTTCAAGCCGAACTCATCGGCATGATCCATAAGATACTGCTTATATATGCCGGCTTGGTCGGCATGGTTGCTCCACATCAACTTCAACGCTGCACTACGATTGTTGCCCTGGATGGTCTCTCCACGAGAATTGACAGTAGGCGCACCAGTATATGCTGTAACGCTTGATGTAATCTCGGCAGGGTTGATGTTGGCCGCAATCTTCTCAGAAGATATAGTGCTTGCTTTGTCCGTACGCTTCTTTGGCTGCGCTTCTGGGATGAAGTGATTCACGTTAGGCTGACCATTCATGTGACTTGGCTGCAACTGTTCAGCCTCAATAAGCGCAAGGTGTCCAGGTTGTGAAACCTTATCGGTGAACTTGACAGAAGTCTCCTTACCCTTTGTATGAGGAATATTCTCCTGTCTTGCATACTGATAACCATTTGAGCGACGATAACCCCTTGCACGTGCGTCATGCGGAGTATCATCCACCCAATCAGGTACACCTTCAACTGCTTCACGCTCCTTACGTTCCTGCTCTTCTTTGGCTGCGGCTTGTGCCTTAGCTTCCTCAGCGGCAGCCTTAGCCTTCTCTTCAGCAGCCTTCTGTTCATCAAGCATGGCTTTACTCTTACGCTGCTGCTGTATGCCAGCGATTTTCTGCCAATGCTCCAGGTTTGCCTTTGCCTGGTCCACTGCTTCCTGGTGTTCCTTCTCAGCTGCAATCTTCTGTGTGATGGTTCCTCCAGACTTTGGCTTCCACTTGTTGAGCTTATCAAGAGATGCCTTCATATCAGAAACCATTGATTCAGCAACAGTCTTGGCCATATCTTCGTTGCCGCCAGTCTGCTCTACGATGGCATCATATGCAGTATCAGGGTCGGTCTGTTCATAGATAGGCTCACCATTATCACCCTTAGGAATACGTTCCAAGGCAGACCTTGTTGGAGTTTCTTCCTCGCTGGCTTCCTGTTGCAAAGGTTCGTTTCCGGTCTCTTCAGCTGCCACCTCATCAGTATCAACAATGGGATTCACCTCGACATTACCATCATCAACCGGAACATTCTCCTCCGTCTCGTCAACAGAAGGAGCATCAACCTCACGACTCCATACCGACTCACCATTGGCATCGGTCACGCTCTCGATCATGTTGTCGAGCTGCTCAGGCGAAACAACCTGCACATGCCATCCGTTGAGTGGTTCCTCGGTGTGAATCTCAATACCGTCCTCATCTATGCTTTGAATGGAACCCCGGATAGGCTCACCATTCTCGTCACGGATAACGATATTATCAAAAAGGCTGTAAGTAGGCATAGTTGGACCATCCTCCTGCTCGCCTTCCTCAGGTGTTTCCTGCTGCTCTTCCTCCTGCTGCTCTTCCTCCTGCTGGGCTACAACCTGGGCACGTCTTGTCTCGTCAGCCATCTGCTGGATACCAGACTTTGGCATCTGAATGATACCAGAAATTACAGGAGCTTCTCCTTCCTGATACACAGTTTGCGTCACTACGTTCACGGTTCCATCGCCATTATCAACCACACCCTGCTCGTTAGGAGTGAGCACTACAGTAACAGGGCTGCCATCATCACCAGTCGCCTGGTATGTGTCACCCTCATTCCATTGCTTTACGGTTCCGTCTATGTTGTCGGCAGCTTCCTGGGCATGCTGGTTACGGATATTCTCCGCAGCCTCATACTTCTCCTGGTTAGGATTTATCAGTTCCTGAGCACTGTGTATTGCACTAGGGGAAACCATCTGCAGCTTTCCCGACTCGGCATCCATGATAACGATGCTATTGTCCGACTGCTCATCGTTGACGGATGAATCATCGTTGAGAACAAGGTTTCCGCTAATGACATAGGCAGTCTGGTCATTGTTATCCTCGTCCTTCAGTTTCAAGGTAACAGGATGAATCATGCCATCAGTACGGTTGGTATGGCTGTCAACGAGTGCGTTGCTTTCCTCTATCTGGCTGTCAATATCATCACGAACACGCTGCACCATGCCGTCATAGGCAGACTTGGCATTGGCGTAGTCGAGAACAGGCTGCAATCCTTCGGTGTTGCCCATGTGCTTCTGCTCCTCTATGTAGCGGATAGGGTCCCCGATGGTATCATCAAGCTCGTTCATATCATCGATGCCCATAGACTGTGCTAGGTTCTGACGTGCAACATCCAGTTTAGCCTTGGCGTTGCTCATCTCTTCCGGATCAGTAGTGTCGTAGCCATCACTATATGAAGTATTCAAGTTCTCAATATCCTCATCCTTATCGCTATCATCGGCATTATTGGCCTGCGCAAGGTTATAGCCACGCATCTTTGAAAGATTGCGGACGTAATCAAGAGCTGCCTTCTTCTCCTGAACAGGCATATCCTGGGAACCAATGATGTTGTTTGTGACGAAATCAGCCATGTGCTCATTGTCGGTTGCATCAATCAGTTCACGCAAAGGCTCCCATTTCTCAGGAGTCATACGGAAAGATGCAACCTTGTCGGCAGTATCTGTCTTGTGCTTGTATCGGTAATACTGTGATGTATGGAAGCCCTGTATTGTCATTGGAACTGCACCGAGCAAAGCGCCCATGGTAGCACAACCAAGCCAAATATCCACATGGTTCTGTGTATTGGTGAGGTCGTTGTAGGCTTCATCGGCATGACCTGTAAGCGCATCGAAGAGGGAACCTTCATACTCTTCCAGAGCCTCGCCAGGTAAGCCCTGGTAACCACCAGCACGAAGCATCTTGTTGTACGCTTGGTACCAATCCTTCTTGCCAACCTGGGTAAGCGCATTTGAAATCTTAGAGAGTCCCATCTTGTTATATACGGCAGCACCAGCCTTTTCAGCTGCATTCAAGGCGCTTTCAGGAATAATCTTACCTGCAAGTTCGCCAGCACTCTTGCCAAGAACCTTGCCAATACCAGGAATGAAAGCACCAAACATTTCAGAACCGTTCTCACGTGCCTGCTGTCTCTCGGCCTCTACAAAAGCACCGAGAACACTATCCTGGTTCTCAATTTTGTAATTTCCGTCCTCGTCCTTTGTGACATCACCGGCTGCAAGCTGTCCAAACGTACCGGCAGTATGACCGATACCGGTTGTATTGCTTACCATGGCTCCAGTCAGATGTGAACCCACCAACACGCCTGTAGCTTTCAATGTGCCACGTGCCATTTTCTTTGCAATAGCCTTTCCGGCAGCATCCCCGGCAGCCTTTGCCAACTGCTTAGCACCGATATTAGCAACCTTCTTGTAGATACCCTTGGCCATTCCTTCTGCTCCAGGGTTCAACGCCAGGTCCTTCATGAAGTCAAGTGAGTTTGCCGTCATACCACCAGCATGAGACCATGCACCATACTGGCCTCCATATTGTCCCTGGATAGCATTATTGACCGCCATGTTATCAAGAACAGCCTTAGAAGCCTTCTCCTCCTTAGTAAGTTCCTCTCCCTTGGCGAGTTTCTTGTTGATGCTATCAAGATGCTTCATCGCTTGCGTCTGGGCTGTGACATCCTTCATCTCACCCATGCCGTCATTGAATGTGTATCCATTGGCCGCAGTAGTTGCAAGCGTATGCCAGAAACTATTTATCTTGCCACTCTTCTTGTCTTCCAGTGTTGTAATGGCAGACTTGTTGTGACGAAGAGCAGCCATCAACTGGGTGTATATAGGGTCGTTGGTATATTTGGCATCAACGGCATCATACTCACCAGCTGGTCCTGCTCCAGGTGTAGAAGCAGCTGCAGACATGCGCATGAAGTCAGCAAAGCCCTGATTAGGCTTGTTGTCAATCTCCTCCATACGCTTGCGCACCTCTTCATTCAATCGCTCACGCTCCGCATAAGCATCCTGCAACTGTCCATCGACTGTCAAGCTACGCTTGTAATCATCAACGGCATTCTGCTCCACGTCTGCAAATGCTCTGTTATCGAACTCATTTCCACTTTCAGTGATATAAGAGGACTGCATCTTGCCAGTTTCCGGGTTGAAACGTGGCTTGCGCTTAACGACATGACGGTTCGCTCCAAGCTTTACAGGCTTCACCTGCAAGCCGGAGTTTGCCTTCTGGTATTCCATCTGGTTGTTGAAACGCTGTGTAGAAGCATCAACTTGAGCAAGGATATTGCCAACATTGGATGCATACCTGCGCTTGTCAGCCTCTGTCAATGGTGTGCCCTTCGACTGGGCTACAGGCTTGGCTGGCTGATGCACAACCGACTTGTGAACCAGCCCACGTCTAGGCTGAGCCTGTGTAGCTGGCTTGTGAACCTTCTGGTTTGGGTTCCATTGGGCTTCACCTGCTCCACGTGCCCTTGACGTTGTACCGTTCACAGGCACAAACAACTTCGTATAGAAGCCGCTGTATGAGTCGGGAACCTCAAAGCCCTGGCTTTTCAAGGCATCGTAGAGCTTGTGACGACGACTTGCGCCATCATCACCCTTACGTGTAAGCTTCTCCTCGAACTCATCGTATGAATTAGGCACATCATAGTTCTGTGCCTTCAAAGCATTATATAACTTTGCTAATCTCTTTTCTTCCATTGTGTATTGTTTGATGGTTAATCAAATGCACCTCCAGTGCTTTTCTTCTTACCTCCACCAGCTGGCTTAGGCTTGGCGGCAGGCTTCGGCTTGGCAGGTGGCTTCACTGAATGGCCACCATTTACCCTGGTAGTCGTAGTCACCTTGGTTCGTCTGCCCTGCTGCACACTGGATGTAGATGTAGTAGTATCAACCTTCCAGGTTCCATTCTGACGGGCGAACTGTTCGGCAGCCTTTGCGGTTTTGAAACTATGCACATTGCCGTCCTTGTCGTATGCAGTGAATTCCTTCGATGAAGAACTTCCACTGCCACCGCTACCACTCTTTCCGCCTTTACCTGACACCCAGGAAGACGTTCCTTGCCTGTTGTCCTTGTTTGCAGAAGCCTTCAGCTTATCAATCTCAGCCTGTAGTTTGGTAGCCACATACGGCAAACCGGCAGCAATCGCCTCAGATTTCTGCTGGTACAAAGTAGCCAGCTTGTCGTCCTTGTTGGCAGCAGCTTCGTATTTCAACCTCTGAGCTTCAGCGATGGCATCCTTTCTCTCCTTCTCTGCCTTAGCCTTATCAGCGTTGACCTTGTCAATCTGTAGAAGACGCTGCCACTTGCGCTCATTATCCGCATTCTCATCATCAAGAGCCTGCGCCTTCATGAGGGCTTCGGTGTACTCCTTCATATTCTGGTCACGTTCCTGCTTGATTTTATCCCATCTATCCTTAACGACATCCTGCTGGGAATTAGCCGGGTTGTACATGTTTGGAGCACCTTGCGTGGTGAAGTAAAGGTTAGCGAGGGCAGAGATACCATCACCAAGAGCAGCAAAGATCTTCTGCCTCTTCTCCTTCTTGCGCTGCGCCTCCAGTTCCTCGGCCGTTGGTGGCTTGTACGGATTGAGAGCCTGATACATCTCCTTATACGACATCTTCTTAGGAGTGTTATCCACAGTTTTATCAACAGGGCTTTTCACCTCATTCACCGGGTTTGCAGGCTCCTGTACGGCTGGCTGCACCGCTGAATTGCCCTTTCCGGCTTCAGCTACCTGCACACCGGCACCAACAGCAGAGCCACCGGCATTCGGCATGTTGTCCGTCGGATCACTCTCCATTTCGTGGGCGATAGGTGGAGGTGCGTACATAGGTCGCTGCACTCCACCATTGAGAATCTCATCTTTCGTTACTGACATAGCTGTACATTTTAGACTGGTAATTTGCTTGCAACAGACGCAACACCCTGCACGGCTTGACTGATGGCTTGCGCCTTGCCCTGCTCAATCTGGTTGAGCTGGTTCACATACTCATCATCCTTCTGTCTGTAGGTCTGCTCAATCTGGTCCTTGCGAGCCTCGGCAGAAGCATTGATGTTGCTCATCGTATCGCTGAGTGCCTTTCCGTTTGCTTCCTTGGCAGCTGCAACACTCTCGTCAGTTCCACCCATGACCGCTGCGGATCCGACCGCCTGCTGATTTCTCTTCCTGATGCTCTCCTCCGTCATTGTAAGGAGTCGCTGGGCATCCGCACGCTGGGTTGCATCCTCATTGTAACGCTGGTCATACCAGTTCTGGTTTGACGCACGCTGAGCCTCGACATTCCGCTTCATCTTTCTCAGCGCCTTGCTTGCAGAGATGCCACCGAATATACCTCCAGCAGCACCTATAGCACCTCCAATTAATCCCATAATAGAAAATATTTAAACGTTTAAACTTAAAATCATGGCACAAAAATAATGGGTTATCTTTGCACTCCACGTTTAAGTTATTACACACGCACGCATACAGGCGTACAATAATTAAAGATTTTGATATGGCAGCAGGAAAAAAGACAGGAGGGCGAAAGGCTGGCACGCCCAACAAAGTATCCGGAGCCGTGCGTAAGGCTATTTCAGAAGCCATCGACGGCTACTACACATCGGAGCAGTTCATGTTGGACATGGCTGCACTGAAGCCAGTAGAGAGAGTACAGGCGATGGAGAAGCTCGCCCAGTACGCAGTACCAAAACTACAGTCAACGACACTTGATGCTACCGTCCAGAAGCGAAAGACCATTGAGGATAGATTGCTTGCGGCTAGCCAGGAGGCAGCAGGAAAACAGGCAGAAGAAGAGGATATTGACGATGGTTTTGACGATGATGAGGCATAACGTCTATTAACATCTACTTTAGAGAAATGAGCGGAAATCTGCATGGGTTTCCGCTTTTTCTGTGCCTTTTTCAATCATTTCTGCTACATTAATGTTTATTTCTTCCGAAGAAATGAGCATTTCTGTGTAAGAAATAGGCATTTCTTCCGAAGAAATTGGCATTTCTTACACAAAAATGTGTAGAAAATAATTTTATAACGTTCATTAACTTTCAAAAAGTGCATTTTCGGGCTTTTTCTGTCAACAAAATCGAAAACAAAGAA